ATTATAGGAGGCGGCAGAATGGAAACATTACTCGAAAAGGTGAAAAAGAATCTGATTTTACAACACGATGAAGATGACGATCTTCTTACCCTTTACATTACTGCCGCCGTCTCCTACGCTGAAAGTTACCAGCATGTAGATGAAGGGTTCTATACTTCAAACCCAATTCCTCCAACAACAGAGCAAGCCATCATTATGTTATCATCCCACTTTTATGAGTCGCGTGATGGTTCCACTGGTGGCTTCTTTGCTGATAACACAAGTGCATCCGCCCAAGTGTGGAATACGGTCAATCTCCTTTTAAGACTCGATAGAAACTGGAAGGTGTAAGGCTATGGGACTTGGTAGAATGGATCATTTCATTGAAATTGGAATAGAAGTAAACACAACCGACACAGAGGGCTTTGTTTCGCGCACGTTTGAAACATTAGCAAAAGTTCGAGCGTATAGGGAAGGAAGACATGGTAGCGAACGTTGGGCCAATTTTGCGGCTTTTAGCGAGGCTACTGAACTCTACCGTATCCGTAAGATTCCAGGGCTTACTATTACAACTGAAATGATAGTGATTGAAGGCAATGAAAGATTTGAGATTAGCTCAGTGGAGGATGTTAAAGGCCGTGGGATGTATATTGAACTTCTTTGTAAGGAGGTAAAGCCAAGTGGCTAATATGAAATTTAATATGCCTGAGGACTTTATAAAGAAAATATCATCTCTAGGCGATAAGACTGATGAGATAATAGCAAAAGTGCTTGAAGCTGGAGCTGAGGTTGTTGAAAGTGAAGTGAGAAATAACCTTGAAACACAAATCGGGAATAACACTAAACAAAGAAGCAAATCAACAGGTCAATTAATATCAGCACTTGGTACAGCTTCAGTAAGGCAAGATAAGAAAGGCGTTATGAACGTGAAGATTGGTTTTTCTGAAAACAGACGTGATGGGAAAAAGAATGCTATGATTGCAACTGTCCTTGAGTATGGCAAAAGCAATCAAAAAGCAAGACCATTCATAAAACCTGCACTTAGGAAAAGTAAGGACGCGTGCATCAACGCCATGATAAGAAAACTTGATGAGGAGATTGAAAGATTATGAGCTTACTAAAAGAATTAAAAACAATAGCAAATACTCTGAAGATTCCTGCAGAAACATCGGTTTATTCAGGTGTTGCACCAGACACTTATATTGTCTTCACTCCTATTTTGGATGAATATGAGCTCTTTGCTGATAACAAACCAAATGTGGATATAGAGGAAGTAAGGATATCCCTTTTTGATAAAGGTAACTACTTAAGCGTTAAAAAGAAAATCGAAAAGGCAGTACTTGATGCGGAAATAACGATAACCGACCGCAGATACATAGGTCATGAAGATGACACAGGTTATCATCACTATGCCATTGATGTGGCTAAACATTATGAAATTTAAGGAGGAAATAAAAAAATGGCTACTATAGGTCTTGATAAACTTTACTATGCAAAAATCACTGAGGATTCCAGTGGTAACGAAACATACGGCAATCCAGCTGCTCTTGCTAAAGCAATTGCAGCGGATATTGCTATTGAACTTCTTGAGGCTATCCTTTATGCCGATGATGGAGCTGATACAACAATTAAAGAATTTAAGAGTGGCACTTTAACTCTTAACATTGCAGATATTGGTGCATCCGTTGCAGCTGACTTAATCGGAGCAACAGTCGATTCTAAAGGCGTACTTGTCTCAACTGGTGAGGACGAACCTGCTCCTGTTGCTATTGGCTTTAGAGCTAAAACAGCTAAGGGTAAATATAGATACTTCTGGCTTTACAGAGTTAAGTTTGGTATCCCTGGCGCAAACCTTAAAACGAGAGGGGATACTGTTGAGTTCTCAACTCCTTCAATTGAAGGTACTATTACAAGACGAAACAAAGTCGATGGTGCAAATAAACACCCTTGGAAAGTTGAGGTAACTGATGGTGATTCAGGCGTTGCTGCATCTACAATTTCTGGATGGTTTACCTCAGTTTATGAGCCTGACTACACTGTTCAAAGCAATGTGCAATAATTGGAGGTAAAGGGAAATGAGTAATAGAATCACAATCGCTGGTAAGGAATATGAACTTATCCTTACAACAAAAGCGACAAAAGAAATCTCTAAAAGATATGGCGGGCTTTCAAAACTTGGAAATAAACTTCAAAACACTGAGAACTTCGAGCTTGCCTTAGATGAAATCATCTGGCTTGTGACAGTTCTTGCTAATCAGTCTGTCCTTATCCATAACTTAACTGCAACTGAAAAGGAGCCTCTTTTAACTTGCGAGGCTGTGGAACTTTTAACAAGTCCATATGACATTGCAGGCTTTAAGGAAGCAATCACTGAAGCGTTATATCTTGGAACTAAAAGAGAGGTACTCTCCGAGGATAACCCAAAAAACGCATAAAAGGGGCAGGTGATGGTCCTAGCGATGATGAGATCTTTGCCCGCCTTATTTTTTATGGAGTTACTTTACTTGGTAGAAAAGAGGATGAAGTATGGCTTATGCCGCTAGGTCACTTGCTCGATCAGTGGGAAATTTACAAACAATTCAATGGGATAGTAAAGCCAAAAACTAATAAGACAATTGACGATGTTATTCCTTTTGGAATTTAAGATTTAGCCTCATCTATTTGGTGGGGCTTTTAAATTAATAAACATAAGGAGGTGAGGGATGACATGGCAGACAACATAGGAATCAAGATAGGTGTTGATGGTGAACGAGAGTTTAAGAGTGCTCTTGCAAGCATTAACTCACAAATGAAGGTTCTAGGCTCTGAATTAAAACTAGTTGAGTCACAGTTCTCATCACAGGATCATTCGGTTGAAGCATTAACTGCAAGAAACCAAGCCCTCACTAAATCAATAGAGGGGCAAAAACAAAAGATTGAGTTACTTGAAAAAGCACTAAAGAATTCAGCTACATCTTTTGGTACAAATGATAAAAGAACTCTTGAATGGCAAAGACAACTAAATGAAGCCAAAGCAGCTCTTAATAAAATGGAGCACGAGGTTCAGGAAAACAATCAAGCACTTAATAAAAATGAAAAGGAATTCAAAGAAGCTGGTAAAGCTGCGGATAACTATGGTGATGAAGTAAAGGAGTCTGGAGATAAGAGCAAAACTGCAGGTGAGGCTTTTAAAGGTTTAGGTTCTGCTTGTAAAGCGGTAGGTGTTGCAGTAGCCGCTGCGGCCGCTGCTATAAGTGCTGCTGCAATAGCTGCTGGTAAAACCCTAATTAATATGACGAAGGAAGGTGCTGAATATTCTGATGAGGTACTTACCCAAAGTCAAATAACAGGCATTGCAACTGATAAGCTTCAAGAGTACATGTACGCAGCTGAGCTTGTGGATGTTTCAGTTGATACTCTAACTGGATCTATGGCTAAAAACATCAAGTCCATGAAGAGTGCAGCTGATGGATCATCCAGCTTTGCTGAAGCCTATGCCAAACTTGGAGTCGAGGTAACAAATGCTGACGGCACACTTAGAAATAGTGAGGACGTTTACTGGGAGTTAATTGACGCTCTTGGTATGGTTGAAAACGAAACTGAACGTGACTCCCTTGCAATGACTCTTCTTGGCCGTTCTGCTCAAGACTTAAATCCACTTATTGAAGCTGGTGCTGGTAGACTTGCACAGCTTGGAGAGGAAGCAAGAGATGCTGGTTATGTTTTATCAGGTGACTTGCTTAATGCCTATGGCGAATACGACGATGCAATGCAAAGGTTCACTAATGGAACTAAAGCCGCAAAGAACGCACTGGGTACTATCCTTTTACCTGTTTTAACAGATTTAACATCTGAAGGAACCAGAATGCTTGGTGAGTTTTCAAATGCAATCCTTGATTGTGGTGGCGACTTATCAAAACTTCCTGAGTTATTCGATAGGTTCTTACCTGAGGTTTTAGATGTAATTTCATCTTATATTCCGACAATCCTAACCCTAATAGGCACGCTTTTAAAGAATGTGGGTACAACAATTCTTAATAACATGCCTTACATTTTATCAACAGTAAGTGAAATTTTAGGTCAGGTACTCACAGCACTAC